TATTTCATCATCCTCTTCGCCGGTGTCTTCATGCTTATATACCAGTGTCATGTCGCCGGCACGGCAGAACAGGACGAAGGCCCGGTACTGGGCGTCTGTCTTGAACCTGATCTTGCCAGTCAGCGGCTTCTGCTGCAGGTTGGACTCCAGCAGGATCCAGTTCCGCCCGCGCCTCTGGTAGGTGTTTTCCATGTCAAAGCCCATGCCTTTGGCGTCCCGGAAAAAATGGTCCAGGGAGTTGAGGTCGTACTCGGCCCCTGCTGAGTTGATCAGTTTGAAAAATCTCATCGTCTGCTAAGCACCCCCATCTTCCGGCTGAGCGGCCGCATAATCTTGCCCGCCACCGTCTCGCCGTCCATCTGGATCACGGTCCCTGCCTCCAGGAGCTCCGCGCACCTCTCGACGGCTCTGATCAGCGGCGCCAGATCTGCGGCGCTCGCCGCTCCGGTCCTGCCTGTCTGTGTTCCCCCATCATCGACCTTGTCGGATATAATCCCCAGGCGCTTCCCGGTCTCCCGGTACAGCTTTATCGCCCTGGACCTGTCTCCCTCCAGAGGTATGATGGCCTCTGCCTTGCCGCCCTCGGCGACCCAGGTCAGAGTCTCGTCTTCGATAATGTTACCCTGAGCATTATGCTGGACGCCGGAAGTGACGGAGCTGACGTTGCTCTGCACCCTGGCGTATACGGTCAGCGGATGGTTGCTCAGGTAATTCTGCATGGCCGAACGCCCCTGCTGGGCCGCGCCGGTCCACGAGGGTGTCCTCATGCCCGGGGCCGTCAGCTTGGACGACTTGGTCACGTTGTTCATGCCGGTCACGCCGCTCTGGGCCTGTCCGGTGTAATCCGGATCGGACATGTCCGGAGGATCCAGCGTGGATCCGGATGTCACTCCATCCATCTCCTTCACATCGGCCTTGACCTGGCCTGCATAGTCGGCCGGGGCCATTCCAGGAGCCGGCAGTGTGGCGCCCTGGGCTTCCGCCTGCATAGCTCCTATCTCTGTCTGGATCACCGCAGCATATTCCGGGTCCTTCATGAGCGGCGCCATGATTGGTGAATTCAGCATCTGGTCATTCATGGCCCCGATCATTCCGGTTGCCAGAAGGCGGGCATGCGTGTCGGCCGCTGCCTGCTGGGCCTGAAGGCCCGCCGCATACTGATTTGAGAAGTTCTGCGCCGCCTGTGTTCCCGCTTCTGAAGCCGCCGAAGGAATACCCGCAAAGACTTCCGCTGCCGCCCCTACAGACTCAGGAGTGCCCTCTGCAAGGGTATCCATGACCTGGTTGAGACCGTCCAGCGTCGCCTGTGCTTCCGCCGCCGCTCCAGCCGCTTCGTCCAGTGCTCCTTTGGTTTCTGACACCTGCTGTTTCGCTTCGGTCCATGCCCTGGTTGCTTCGATCAGCTCCGCACTTGTGCCGTACATCCCGGCATTCTTGCGGTCCGCCTCTTTGCTCCGCTCTTCGTTATATGCTTTTTCAGCATCCGCCACCCTCTGAATGGCCGCAGCATACTCAGAAGCGGCTGATTCTGCCACCTGGTTGGCGGTGGCTGCATTCTGCATGGCTTCCGCATACTGGCTTGAAACAGCCTGCTGAATCGCCTGCTGTTTCATGAGGTCGATATTTGACTGGATCGCCTTGTTGATGTCTTCGAGAGACTGGGCCGCGCCTTCGCTGTTGGAGATAAATCCTTCAGCAGTGATCTGGTAGTCGGTCCCCATCGCCTGGTTGAGCTCGTTGAGGATGTACTGGGTCGTAGCCTCGCATCCCTCTTTGACGTGCCCTTCGGCGTCGACCACCTCGCCCAGCTTGTCCTTCCACTTGCCCAGCTCGGCGCCGGTGTACTGGATGGAGGAACCCTGGGACTCCATGGACGACAGCAGGGACTCGTTGGCCCGCTGTGCCTCCTCGATGGATCCTTTCAGCTCGTCCATTTTGGCGTCGTACTCTGCGGTCCGCGCCCTGGCGTCCGCTGTGGCCGCCGCATAGGCCGCCAGACCGGCTCCAAGAAGACCGATGGTAATCAGTAAGGCCCCGGCGGGATTGGCTCCCAGAGCGGCATTTAAGCCGACCTGTGCGGCTGTGGCGGTCTCTGTGGCTGCCGCCTGCACGCCCTTGGCCGCCGCGTCCGCGGAGGATGCAGCGGCATCTGTCGTGTTTGCCGCGGCGTTCAGTCCCAGCTTCACGGTCAGCTTGGCGAGGCCTCCCGCAAGGGATCCCACGCCTTTTGTGATCTTTCCTGTGATGGAAAGTGCAGGACCGACGGCCGCTATGATGGCGCCGGTCTGTACGATCTGTTCCTTCTGTTCATCGGACAGGCCGTTAAATGTTTCTGTGAGGTTCTCAACAGTATCGGCAAACTTGTCGATAGCCGGCATTGCCGTGTCGAGGATAGAGTCGCCCAGCTCGATGCCGGACGTCTTCATGCGGTTGAGGGCCTTGCGGACCTTTACCGCGGTGGTTCCGGAGACCTTTGCGAAGGCCTCGTCAGTTGCGCCGGCGACATTCCCCATCGTCTTGAGGGTCTTGGTGAACTCCACGCCCCCGTCGTTGGTCAGCGTCAATGCCGCCTTGCCGGCCCTGATATTCCCGAACATATCCGCCATGGACAGGCTGTCTTCGTCCGCCTGCTCCTTGACCACTGCCAGGACGTCCGCCAGGGACGATCCGGAGGCCATGAGCTCCGCGAAGGACTTGCCCGTCTTCTCTTTGAGCAGATCGGACGCTGTCGTGCCGGCCTTGCCCAGCTCGTTGAACATACCGTTGATGTAGGTCGTGGCCTTGGCGGTGCTGATACCGTTTTTGGTCATGACCACATAAGCGGACGCCAGCTGCTCCAGGGAGACCCCGAAGGCCGAAGCCGTAGGGATGACGGAGCCCATACTGGAGGCCAGCTCTGCGACGGTGGTCTTACCTAAGTTCTGAGTGTTGATCAGAATGTCGGAGACGTTCGCCGTCTCTTCGGCGCTCTTTCCGTAAGCGTTGAGGATCGTGGTCAGAACGTCCAGAGAAGACGCGGCGTCCGTGAAGCCGGCCTTGGCCAGTTTTGCGGCCTCACCCACAAAGCCGACAGCGTCTTCTGTGGACCGGCCTGCAGAAATGGCAGAATAGACGTTCTCAGCGATCTCTGACGCCCCGATGCCGGTGTCGTTGGCCATCTGTTTGATCTGGGACTCCAGCTCATCAAGAGGGACCTGCGTGGTGTCGGCGATGGTGGAGACCTTGGCCATGGAGGTCTCAAAGTCCACGGCCATGCCGACGGATGCCGCCGCGGCTGCCGCGATGGGAGCGGTCACGCCTTTGGTCAGTGCACTTCCGGCTTTGTCCATGGCGTCACCGGCGCTCTTCAGCTTCCTGGACATTTCCTCCAGGGCCGCGTTATGCTGCCGGAGCTGTGCCTCACAGTCCGACAGCTGATTCTTGTATTTGTTCAGCGACCTCTGCGCGGACTGGAGCTGCTTCTCTTTCTTTTTGATCGCGTCTTCGTCGCGATTCTCCGCGCTTTTCAGTTCCTCCAGTTCTCTGGACAGGATCGCCACCTTGTCGCGGTAGGTCTCTGTCGCTCCCTGCAGGTATTTCTGTCTGTCCTGCAGCTTCTTTGCGGCCGTGGTGTTTTTGTCGTAGGCGCCCTGGGAAGCTTTCAGCTCCGCCTGGAGGCGCCTCATCTCGTCTGAGCATGCAGAAAGCGTCTGCTTAAAATCGACGGCACCTTCGGCCGTCAGCTTTAAGCCCACCCTTTTAAGATCGTCCATCTTTCAGCTTCTCCTTCCAGTCCTTAAAACTCATGCTTCCCGTGTCGCTGTGCAGGAACAGCTCCCATTCCAGGCACTGGTCCTCTTTCTGTCTGTCTTCGGTGTCACGCTCGATCACGTAGAGCAGGAACGGATAGATCCGGCCCGCCGCCCGCATGGCCCCGACGGGGTCAGCGTACCGGCGGTAAAGCAGGTCTATGAAGTTCAGCCGGCCGTACTGATCAGCCGCGACACCTGCGTAAAAAAATCCCAGAAGTCGTCCCGGGATACAAAAGCGTCCAGGAGCTCGACGAACCGGGACGCGGGGAGGTCTTTGATCTCTGCTTCGGTCATGCCGGCGGCACTTCCCAGGAGCTCGTACAGCTCCGGGCGGATGCGCCCCGCGTTCTGGAGGACGATGTTGATGATCTGCACTGATGCAGATGCCACGCTTACGTCCTTCAGGAGGTCCTTGCCGTCCCGGATCGCGGAGATCTTTTCGATCATGTCTTTGTCCAGGCCAGCGAGGAACTGTGCGACTCCGATCTTACCGACCAGGCGGGCCATAACAAAGACGTCCTCTGTTTTAAGAGGAGCTAACGAAAAAGCGGGAGCGCCACTGGCAGCTCCCGCCCTTATTACATTCATTATAATCAGTGGCCGGTGCCGGTGCCGGTGTTACCGGATCCGGAAGGGATCAGTGCCGCGATGGCCTCCAGGGTCATCACAGGAGCGGCGAAGAAGATCTCTTCGGTGATGCCAGCGTAGGTGGAGTCGCCAGTGTCCACGCCTGCTACAACGTCATGCGCGTCGTTGAACGGATAAGCCCTGATAGTCAGAGTGTCGGTCTGAGTCTTGTGGGAAGCCTCGGAGGTCTCTGTTCTGTCGGTGTTCTCCACCAGCTTGCACTTGGGATACCATCTCAGCTCCTTGGTGCCGTCCTTCTTGATTACCGGAACGCCGTAAGCGAAGAAGGGACGGGTACGTCTGCCGCCGCCCAGGAAGGCACCGCCGCTGGTGTTGTAACCCTTCATCTTGGCGATGGTCTGGGAGTCGAGAGCGATCTGCTCGGCGGTCAGATCAGTGTACTGCGTGACAGTGTCCGCGTCATAGATTCCGCCGGAAGCGTAATCCTCGTAGCTGTCGTTCTGGTCAGCTGCTTCGACGTTGACGACTGTCGGGAACTTGGACACGTCGGCGTCAAAGTTCTCAGTCCATTCCTCACCGCTCATTGTGTTGAATACGATATACTGTGCCCCGACTGTGATCTTTACAGGGGGTTTAACCTGAGAAATGCTCATAAGTAAATCTCCTTACTTAAACTTGCGCTGCACAAGGGCAACGTATTTGTCTTGGTTCTTTTTCCACGTGGGCCGGAAATGCGGCTGCGCTTTCATGCCCTTGTGCGGGTGCTGGCCGTGCTCTACATAAGGACCGTAGGGCACACCCCATCCGATGACCACACCGTCGCTCTCCCGTGAGGAGGCGAAGCAGTCCACCATGTGGGTCCTGCCGGCAGCATTGATGCGGGACCGCGGCCTGGGCAGTGCCAGCAGGTCACGGACGAAAGCCTCAGCTGCAGGCTCCAGGAGCTCCGCAGGCTTGTCCGCGAGATCGGCGAACGATGCGAACATCTTGGACAGATCGTTCAGTCCCTGGTCGTCAATAACCAGTCCCATCGTCCTCACCTCCCGTCAGATCCTCCCGACAGGTGATGCTCATGTAGCTGTGCCAGTAGGCCGGAGCGTCCTTGGACGCCACCCGCTCATGGTAGATGGACGGATGCAGGCCCTCTCTGTTCAGCGCCGCTTCAATCTCCGCGGCAGAGGGATGTTCGCCGAGACGCTCTTCCGCGAGTACAAGGGCCTCGTGCACTACTGGCTCACGTTCAATGAGATCAACAACTCC